TCCAAATAGATGTTGGAACCGAGCAGTTGCACCATAAGCAAGCATAACACGCTGGGTGAATTTATCTATGAAGTTTGAGAATTCCAAGTCCTTACTTAGAGAGGCAACTTTGTTTATTCCAAGATTGCCAGTAATTACCATGTTGCGATGAGGATTCTGGCGGTGCTGTTTTAGAACTTCTATGAACTTCTTGTAGTTCTGACTGTCTGGAGAATCGTCAGGAAGATTAAAGATGAAGGACGGAGTCGCGTCGTTTTGGAAGAAAAGTCCACCGTAAGTTTTTGCATACCATAATGAAACTACGTCGAAGATTGCAGTTTGAAGTGGGGAGTTTCCATAAATCTGGTCTCCGATTGGTTCATAAGGAAAGTGAATCACTTCTTCTGGGCTGAACTCAACTCCACCAAGCGCACCCATATTTCCATAAGCAAATGAAGATGGCTTATCTGGATTTGGATTTGAATTTGTAGCAAACATTGTTCCGCGATTTCTAGGTTTCTGTACGTATCCAACTATCTTTCCGTGTACGTCGTACTTAATCCACATTGCTCTTGACATAAGAGGGAATAAAACTTTAGGAGAATAGAGGTCAGGTTTTGCAGAAACTACTTTATTGATTATAGCTTGTTTTGTAAGTTGGTCTGCTGATTTGTGGAACACGTCAGTATAAATACAGTCCATGGCTTCGAATACTTGGGTTTCTGTTAGAGAAGCTTTACCAAGATATCCATCTCCTGATATGAGAGCATCTCGAAGAACTGCCTTTCCGTAGCAGTTGAATTTGTTTTTTCTTAGAAAACGCTTGGTTTTAGCTTGACGCGCTTTGTCTCCATCTAATCCGTATCCTTCTCCAAAAACATCTGAAGTCATTCCCGATACGATTGCCCTAAGTTCAGGCATCTTTCCATGCCAGATATACAAACTATCTCGCATTACACTGTTCGTGGCTGGGCGTGGTTGAGGCTGGTCGCTCCCCATCGGAACGTAATCGTCTATTAATCGCGCTGAAATTGGAACTTTTTTAGCCGCCATCAAGTACTATAATAGGAAGATATATTTAAACGCGATTATATAGTTGGCTGGAATGTCTTGAATGGCTTATACCAAAGTCAAACTGACAAAAGAAGCTTCGGATGCCGCTTCGAGCGCTATTGCAAGGCTCATAACACAGTCATCATGCTCTCCCAACGATTGATAAGACATACCATGCTTCGTTTTCTTGTATGCAAACTGGGAGAGTTCTGATAAGAGGACGTCATTTTTTGGGAGGGCAACTTGTCCGTTGCGCATTAGAACTTCAAGACGAGAAAGGATACGTTCTCTGCTGGCAGCCTTGGTATCGAAATCCACAGTAACTCCTTTCATCATATCATCATCTACACATGCTTTAGCTGTTCCCCACCCTACACCTGTTTTCTCAATTAGGATGCGGTCAGGATTATGATATTTGTAAAGAGCCCGTATTTCTATGACATTATTCTCAGGGGTAAGATGTTTGCGAACTATATCAGTAAGTAGGTGAGGTTCGTTGGGAATACTGTCCACGACACTAAAGACACTGAAGTCAGCCCTGGCACCCTCACTTACAGCAATATCGCAACCGATTACCTTGCGAGGTTTTGCTTCATGGGCTTTGTATGTTGCTTTTACATCTTCATACATTGCAGTTGCTTTGTTGAGAACTGACCATGGGAATACTGCTGTATCTTCTGATGCAGGATTGCAGAGGTATTCTCGGGCCCATAGATGGGAAGGCATGTTATTCTTTATCTTTCTGAGTTGTTCTATATCGAAGTGTTCAGGGAATTGCGATTCCTTCCATGTTCCATCTTCGTTGAAAATTATTGCAGGATATTTGAGGAAGGTGAAGTCAGGTTTTTCTGATAGGTCTGCAAGTAAATCAGTATATGAAACTGGAGTTCCTACGACGATAAGTTTTCCCTTTCTGGCTTGAACGATTGGGAATACTATTCCGTAGAATATTCTTTTTGAACTTTCTATATCTGTTGCAACTTCAGCTTTTAGGACATCATCACAGATACAGTAGTCAGGATGCTTTCCTCTGACGGAATCTCCGAAAGGAAGGCAGAGGATTCTATGTTTGTTTTTAGTTCCTATCTGAGTTTCTGACCATTTGGCTTTGTGGATATTTTCAGGATACATCATGTCTCGAAGGATTGGAGTGTCTTCAATCAATCTTTTTATGAGATTCATAATCTCAGTTGATTGGTCAAGAGTTGCTGAAAGAATAACTATCATCTTTGGGTCCCGCTCTTTGTACATTACCCAGAGAGGGAAAGATATGGAGAGGATAGTAGTTTTGAAGTGTCCACGCGCTGACATGATGCAAGTATGTTTGTCTTTCTGAAGAACAGCTTTAATCCACGCTTTATGCATGCTTCCGAGTTTCTGTTTGAGTATAATCTTGCAGAAATACTCGAAGGATGCTCGGCAGAGTGAGTCAGAAAGATTGAGCATTACCTCTCATCTCCAAGTATTTCTTTTAGTTTTGCTTCATCTTTTACCTCGATGAGTCCGTCTTTTACGAGGACTTCGATTGCGAAGTAATTATTCTGTACTGCTACGAGAGTTTTTGTATCTTCTCGAGTTCTGAACTTCTCCGTCATGTTGATAATTACTTCGATAGATTTCATAGAAGAATTTGAGAGTTGCGCAAAAGTTTTGTAATCCTTATCCGCCTTTGCCATTGATGCTACTTCTACCAACTCCGCTTTGATTGAGAGGAGTGCGCCAATTACATTTTGGGATTTGAGTTCAGTTATCAGTTCTTCCTCTCTGGCGCGGATTTCGTTATTGCATCCTTTGAGGATTATCTCGACTTCGGACTCACTGACAGGTACGCCCATCTGAGTCTCGAACTCGTTGCATATTGCAGCCGGCTCGAAACCCATGGCATATCTATCTATGAGGAACTGTTTGAATACACTCCCTTGGTATATTGGCATGTTTATTCTCCTATCTCTTCATCGGGTTGACAACCATATTGTCCTTTATCCTTTTGACATTGGCAGCATAACTTACTGCCATGTCGCTGTCGTCTCGCACGTATGTGTACAAATCCGTTTGGATAAATCCATGTCGAGATATATCGATTTCAGAGATATGTTGTGGTTGGAAGGCACCCTTTGGAGACACTTGCGCTATGAGAGTTCCATTACGTTTGAGCATCTTGCGAATCTTTGCAACTTCAACTGAAGGATTCTTCAGATGTTCAAGAACGTCGAGGGCGAATATCATGTCGTATTTGTCCTCGTTTGGTGGAAGCTCTCCTTCGTACACAGTACAGTTCTCTTTTTGGAAGTGTCCCTTTTCGGATTTCTTGTCGATTCTGTATTTCAGATAGTCGAGATTTGCGATATTGATATCATAGAAATCCATCTTAGTTTTGGGATAGTCTGTAAGATACATCAATCCATAGTCACCAAGTCCGCATCCGAAATCAAGAACACGAGGAGCATCTTTCACCCATCTCTTCACTACCATATCTCTCGTCTGTCTGCTATGTGACCAGAACCAGGTGAGGTCGTAGAGATATCCTTTCGTGTTGCGATAGAATTTCAGAACTTCCGCTTCTGGGATTGTAGAGTCGTCGCGATTTTTTCCGAATACTGATTGCCACTCCTTGCACATGGCGAGGGCCCCATTTACACATTTAGTGTAGCACTCTTCTGATTGGATTTTCAAGTATCTCGCAAGTTCAGACGTATCTGCATACTCATCCAGTTTGTAATGGAGATGATGCCATTGAGTTGTGTAGGAACCATAATGCGGAATCTGTATTTCAGGGTCGCACCAGATATCGTATGTGATTGGATTCTTGTCCTTATCTACCATACGGATATTGGTAAGCTCTGAGTTCCCAGACATTAAATCACAGAAGTGCAAATCTTCTGAAACCTTTTCAGTCCATTGGAACGGTTTACCTTGTGTTGCTGCAAAAGCATCTTTGAGCGGTTGTGATTTCATTAGGACGAATCCGAAACCCATTCCATCAATCTTGAATGGTTTGTCATCTGGGAAGTCCATGATTTTCGAGTAGAGACCGAGTTCGTTTTTATTTCGGATTACTGCGTCATAGGGAATTTCACGCTCGTAATAAATTCCAGAAACGATGAAACGCTCTTTTCCTTCGTCGTCAAGTTTATGAAGTGTATTCCACGCTTTTTCGAAGTGCGCCTCTGTCATTACCATATCTGAATCGAGCCATAGGGCATAGTCAGATTTATTGAGGATTGCAGATTTTGCAAGTTGATTGCGCGCTTTGTCTAAAGGCATTGCATCTGAAAAAACAGGTTGAGCTACGATGCCACGTTTTTTGAGGAGATGGATGAACAGTGCTAAGTAGGACTGCATAAAGATTACATCTACTTTTCCGCGCATTGGAACGCAGATAGCGAGTTTCTTAATCTCATTTTCTTTATTTTTTATTTCTTGTATTGACGACACAATATCCCTCCAGATTTACAAATTCTATTTTTCCGAGTTTTATTTTCGGAGTTATTTCGATGTATGTTATTTTTATTTTTACTGAATGTGAACGACCATCTCTATCTACTGCACGTCTGATTTCTCCGATGCGAAAATATTTTGCACATCTGACATCTGAACGGAGTACGAATCCCCGGTTAAGTTCTTTTTTGGATAGGCGGAGTTCAGGTTTGTGTCTTCTAGGCATACATTTTTACCTCGGAGCTTTGCACTTAGGACATACACTACAGAATAATCCGCAACGGTATCCGCATTTTTGGCAAGTTTGGGTTAGCATTATATCTCATCCTCCCGTAAATGCCTAAAGATATTTGATTCAGGACAAGTTGATTCCACCCATTCTTGGAAGTCTGGGAAATCTTTAAGCACGTTGTAAAGACGCGCTGTGGCTGTGAGGTCAGTTGCGTTGTGTTGGATCATGTCCATATGTTCATTTGCAGTTAATAGTTGAGGATTCTTGTATATACGAGCATTCCACATTCCGTCGGAAATTCTAGGGACGTAAAGATTTCCGAGTTTGCGGCAGGCTGATTCTTTGGATATGTAGCGTCCGCAGACTTTTTTTGAGAAATCCATGAGGTCAATATGATTCATGCTGAGGAGGAAGTCCGGATTGATTTCTAGTTCGGGATATTTTAGAAGTTTTGTTGTGATGAATGGAATGTCGAAAGATTTGCCGTTGTAGGTGATCATAGTTTCTTGTTTGTTTTCCTGCAGCCATTTGCAGGAGGAGATGAGGATTTCTTTTTCTGATGCTTCTAGGGACTCTTGGAAGCAGTGGAAGGGAAGTGTAAAGACGTTTAGTTTGGAATCGTTCATCAATCCGTTTGCTACTATATAGTCTTCTGTCTTGCCTTCAGCAAGCATTCTGAGTGTTGGGTCTGGGTGTAAGCCAGTTGTCTCCACGTCAAGTACAATCATAATTTTTTCCTCCTTTGAATTTTCCATCTTTTCCGCGAGATGCAAGAATGCGACTATGATTTTCTTTCCATGCTGGAGTTTGTGTATCACCGCGATGCAAGTTGATGTGTACCTGTCCTAATTTTGTGCTGCCACATTTGGGGCATTTATCTTTTTCTTTTGGCGTGGATGGCTGGAGCTTCTTGGAGAGGAGGACTGCTTCATTTAGGGCTCGGCGGCATACATCTGATACGGATATTCCGAGGGATTTGCAGGCAGCGGTATATGAGGCTTTGTCGGAGGAGGATACTGCAAAATTAATTAGGACGCGAGATTTCATGGATTTGTTATTAAGAGAAAGTTTATATTGGTTTGGTTTTGTAAATACAAAGTTTTTGTATTTATCACAGAAATTCTTTATACCACTGTCGTACATCACACACCACAGATTTCCTTACTCCCCCACCCTCTCCCTCGTAGCAATACAACCACTAACAATAACATTATTATTATCATGCCATAAGCTTTATATATGCTAGTGTAATTATAGTATAACAAATAATGTTGTTATGGAAGTGGAAAAGTGGAACAAAAACAAAAGATGGCTGAGGAAGTAAAAGAAGCTCAAGCCACAATAGGTAAGACGCTTAACGAGGCTAAAACAGATATGAGAAAAGCCCTGTCCAAGAGCCTTAACCCACTATTCAACTGGGAGATAAAGCAAGATAGCCCTGTTGTTAGTGTGTTTAAGAGTGCGAGGATGAGGAACACAATATTAGACCTTGTGCTATTATCACCTGAGAGAGAATTAACCTTTCTCGTTAAAGGAGGCGAGAAGGTTAAAATCAATACAGAAGGGTTTGAGGGGAGCTATTTTGCTTTGTATAAAGCAGTTAAGTTAGCATCTCAAAAACTGCCTCTTGTAGTGGCTGACCATGTAAAAAAGAAAATACAGCTTAGCGCGGATGCTGTCAGGGTATTGTGAGGGTTGAGAATATGAGGCTAAGAAAAGAAGAAAGAACAAGAGCTAAGGACGGGTTAGCTCTTGCTCTATTTCTTAGTAAAAACGACGTTAAGATTAACTATCTTCTTTTCAAGAAGCAAAACATACAAGCTAACTCATTAAGAATATACAACATGAGCAGGGGAGTAAAAACCCCGAACAGTCCGAGCTTTATTAGCACACAACACAACGAGGCGAGATTTAAGAATTTGAAAAAGAAGATTATCCCATCAAGATTATTACCACGCCCAGGGCTTAGCAAAGACGGAGAGGCATATAGGAAAGCTAAGTTAGCATTGAAGTGTGGCGAGAAGTATAAGAGCATAAACTTAGAGCGAAAGGCTGAATTGCTACGAGCAGTTAAACCCGCTAAATTCCGATTGAGCCGAGAGGCACGACGGGAGATATTAGACAAGACATTAAAGCTATTCAATACCTGCAAGGAATAAAAGATGATTTGGGGAATTGTTTGAGCTGTACGATTGCGGTTAGAAGTTGGCTCATTTTGTTAGAGTATTTGATATAAAATCCTTGCGAGGATTTGATTTAAAGCACTATTTCTAATTCATTGATGATTTATATTCATATTAACTAATCGCTATTAAAAGCGATTTAAGGAAGAAATCTACTTAGTTATAGATAGTATATAGAGGTATTACATACTATGGGTGGATATCTTGTTAATTACTTCAGGCGATAGGTATGGTGTGGTAATTGAGGGCTTGTATAAAGGTGTGTACATCCCCCAGTGTGTTGCGGGTGCCCCTGACCATACCAGGGGCATACCCCTTATGTATGGTTTTTAGCAGCTGCAAGGATGGTACCCTTGTGTAGCCTATTATATAAGTGTTCAAGCTATTCAAGACACTCACGCCAACAATTTACTACACCAACACAAACACATAGCTTAACCATCACACTTAACTATATTACCATAATCGTACTATATAACATTCCATTATATATGGAATAACGTGGTTCTTACACCATTAACCATGGTTCAAACCGAGGGTATTATATACTAACGATTCAACTTAAGGCATTATAAACTAATGCCTCAAACCTATGGTATTATAAACTATAACTTAACACTCACAGCCTTTTTTAAAGGGCATAATGAGGAGGTAATTAATATGAGAGACTGTATAGACTTTAGCGACGACGTAGAAGATGAAGATTTAGACTACGGATACAATGAAGATTTCGAGGCATAGAATATGAAACCTTACAAATACAACAGAAATCAGGACATAGACATATGTTTTATTGGAGGAATAGACCTCAAACTCCTCAAACAGCAGAAGATGGCTGTCCTTAATTCAAACATAGCAAAAAAAGAGAAAGATGGACTTCTTGAATTATTAGATTATATTCAAGATGCTTTGGATTATGCAGCACTGCGGTATAGATAAAGCGGAGGTAGAGTGAATGACAGGAGATGAGGATGAGATAAGGAGGCTGATGTAAAATGTTTTTAGCAAACAGAAGCAGAGAAGTAATATCAGACGAAGAAGCAGAATGGCGTAAAGGAAAAACTCTCCACCAAATCAAAGGAAGAAATTCAATCCAAGCATTAAAAGGAGAAAGAAAAAAAGGTTCCTGCCGCAGCACCGGATTACCACATCCATGCATAACTCGTAGATTAGAGCGTCTACAACGCATCCGCGAGTTCTTCCAACAAAACAGAGAAGAGCATTCAACAAAATCCCTCAGAGATATCTTCCCAGATATCCACGAAAGGAATCTAAGAATATACTTGAATTTCCTCAAAAACAACGGAGAGCTTGAACGAACCGGCACACCAAGCTGGGCAATATGGCAACTAATTTAACTCGACAGGACTTCAATCAGAGTAATCGCGCCAGTGCGACACCCTCGCTTCCAGCGCGTTCCCACACCACACTGATTGCTGTCCCGAGACATGGATTTTAAATCCAAAAAACAAAGGTGAATATGGTATGAGTGAAGAAATAGACGAGGAAGGAACAGTTTGGAGACGTTTGGCTCTCCAAACCGAACTTTCCAATGCAAATTCACGTATGGTATCCACAAGAATCGCAGAAATCCTAAGTGAAGAACCAAATCACGACGAGCGAGAATCAATGCTCGACCTCGTCAAAGAAAACTTAGGCGGTGAGATGTGCGAGAGAATTTCAGAACATCTTTCACGCAAAATTTGAGGTGAATCAATGTCAGGAAACATAGAAGAAGAAAAGAACAACGCTATGAAGCAATCCGTAGCTAAAATTATGGATCTCGCACTCGACGCGGCACACCCAGACAATATTTGTCCAGGATGTTCTCAAAACGATGCGACCGTAGTTTTCGACAAGAATCGCTATGGAAAAATGGCTTCCCAGTATGAAATCCAATCTTGTGAAATCAGCAGGGAAATCCTCGATTTAATCAGAAAACTATCTGAAATAGAACAGCAATAACTGAGGTGAATCCATGTATCTAAAAACACCATGTAAAATCCTCCTAAAGAGGAAAATGAAAACCTCCATGAATTGTCTTGCGTTATCGGCGACAGAAACAGCCATAACTGTGAGATACCCATATGGAGGCGTAATATATCGGGATATCATACCCTGGTCAAACATCGAGTTTGTCCGCACAAGGCATCGAAAAGAGACTATCTCTCAAGATGAAAGCAAACCACAGTCAAAAGAGGAAACAATAATAGAAATCCTCCCAGACGACGACGGCTTCCTTTTTGACGAAAAAGAATGAGGTGAATAAATGGTAGAAATAGAATTAACCGATGAAGACGAGCGAGAATACAGAAAACTAAAAGCATCTGTATCTCGTATCTCTGAGTTATGTCTAAAACACATAACTGTGATAGCGTCCCCTTCGTCCCCTTCAGGCTTCAGATACTTTTATACAACTGAAGATAAGAAAACACTACACTCAGCTATCGTCGGAGAAATGATGGATTATTTCACAAAATCACTTCTCAAAATAGCTCAGGAGAACGAACCGAAAGAACCGAAAGAAGAACAGAAAACAGAGATAACCGAAACAGAGGTAGAACAGAGGTAGAATAAACATGAATAAGATATCTTTAGAGGAAACCAAACCGAACCTCAAATATATCGACGAATGGAATGTCCTTCCTGCAGTATGCTACGCACTTAACAATGCAAAACCATTGATGCTAACAGGCGACACAGGAACTGGCAAATCATTCTTAGTAAGAGAACTTTGCGAACATTCAGGATGGAAATATGAAACTATCAATTTCCATTCTACTGTCACCCAAGGTGAAATCATCGGGAAGTACGACTTTGATAAAGATGGAAAAGTAGTATGGAACGATGGTGTTCTTACACGATGTATGAGGGAAGGGAAAGTCTTTATTGGAGAAGAAGCGAACGCTATGTCAAGTGCAGTATCGCTTTGTTTTTATTCTCCAATGGACTTCAAGAAAGAAGTTGTCCTTACAAGAAAGGACGGCGAGGTAGTAAAGGCGCATCCCGATTTTAGATTCGTCTTTACTGGAAATCTTGGATACAGAGGAACAGAACGTTTCAATCCTGCAATCCAAAATCGAATCGCCGTATGGGTAGATGTCCCATATCTTTCACAAGAAATAGAAGCACAACTTCTTATCAGGGAAACAAAACTCCCAAAGGAAACAGCTAAGAATATGGTCAGAGTCGCATCCGCAGTCAGAGCGAACAGAGAGAAATCAGGATTCGCTCCACTATCAACTCGTTGTATGATTAACTGGGCAGAACAAACTAAAGAAGGGTTTGATCCATTAATCGCAGCGGAAAACACAGTAATTCCAACCTTGGCAGAAACTCCAAAAGAACGGGAGATAATCAGACAATTCGTAAAAAATGTATTCGTAAAGAAAGTATATAACGAGGAGGATGATTAAATAAATGGGAAACAATGGGAAACAAGTAATAATAAAAATAGACGAACCAACCGCAGAAAGAATAATTATGTATTCCTTCTACGGATTTCTAATTTTCTGTCTTGGAATGTGTGCAGGTTTTGCAATCTTCGCATTAATCCATTTCGGATTAAGATTTAATTGATTGAGGTGAGAATATGGAGAATGGGAATAGGGGTATGGTATATAAAGTAAAATTCAAATGCGAACGATGCGGATATGATAGCATAGTAAAAAATACAGACGCAGTTTATGAACCTCATAAACTGATAAATCCAGATTTAACAACACGTGTTATAGGTAATATATCTTATTTCTTCTGTAAAAATTGCGGGTTTAAACAACATTGGGATTTAGGTTATAAATCAAATTTATAGAGGTGAAACCATGCTCGACAAAAAGAAAGCAGAGCAAGAAATAAGTTTGCATCTCAACGTCCTATCCAGAATGGCGATAGGACGAGATGTAAATGTAAAATTAACAAAAAAAGGAACATTTTGCGATGTTCAGACAGGAGAAATATCAATCAAAGAAGATTTATCAGAAGATATAGAAGTATTAATCGGTCTTGGTTTTCACGAACTTGGGCATGCAATCGCAACTTCATATATCGACTATGCACAAGAGTTCAACGTACCTCCCGAAGATGCCGAAGGAGTTCACAGCCAACTAAATTCCCTCGAGGACTACCGAATAGAAAACCGCATAGCAGTTCTCTACCCGAATTCAGAATATTATCTCAAAAAAACAGCACGCTGGTGGCGTCTTGACTACGCACAGAAACAATATGTCAGTGATATGACGGGAACTCCTTCGTATGTTCTTCATCTTCTCCTCGATAATATCGATTTATGCAAGTTCGTTAAAAAAGAACCGAGAAAAGTAATCAGAGAACTCAGAGCTGAACTTAAAGCTAAAAACTTTGAGAAATATCCATCAACTCGCTCATTATTCCCACTCGCTTATGATGCTTACAAACGACTCAAACAATTTACAACAAACTCTTATGGTAGCAATTTCTCTTTAACAAACAAATTTGAATCTGGGCGTACTGACAAATTTGAATCTGGGCGTACTGGCAAAGGAAGAAAGAAGCACCCCGTATTTGAAGAAATCAAAGATGGCGACATAATAACCACAACCCAACCCGGTCCGAAAGAAACAAACGACGGAACTCCGGCTCTTGTAAAATTCATGGAAGCTACCAAAAAACTATCCGAAGAAAAAGAAGGGGAAAAATCCAAACTTATCCCAAGAGAACAGAAACCTCCTTCATATACACAACAAACCGAGTATGTCCGACCTTACGATCCAACAGTAGTAAAAATAACCGAACCAAAATTCGGGGCCCGAGGAGGTATAACTAATCCTCAATATTCAATCGAAGAAGGAAACAAAATCGCAAAGAAGTTAATACAAGAACTAAAATTCAAAGATGGTAACAGACACAGACTTGAAGACGGAGAACTCGATGTCGGGGCAGTCATAGAAAATATGCAAGAAAACAGAGGCAGACTGTCCGACTTCAACGTCTTTACAGATACAACTCCACTAATCCACGACCACTGCGTAGCAATCATGATAGATATGTCTGGCTCGATGGGGAGAGCTAAAATTCAGAACGCAAGAAGTGCAGCTCTTATGCTAGCAACAGCTCTTGAGGAAATGAGTGTTCCCCACACAATCAGAGGATTTTGGGCGGAGCATGGCATTCTTGAGATAAAAGATGAAATAATAAAAGACTTCGACGAGAAATTAAATATGAATAAAATTGAATTTATGGGGGGTGACGGAGACGTAAATCGGGACAGCTCGAGCATACGCCATATTATGAACATCATGAATTCAGAACGAGGAAAGAAAATAATCTTTGTTATATCCGATGGAAAACCAAATCATTCAGACGGAACAAACGACGAAAGACACTTCAATGCGAATTCCTTCATGGATATGTACTTCTTAGCGCGAGAAGCCGAGAAAGATGGTATCAGTATTATCGGCATAGGTATAACTCCCGAAGCAATGACATTTATCGGTGCAACATACCTCAAAGGATTCGCAATAACAAAGATAGAAGAACTCCCAGAGAAACTCATGAAAATCTACTTAGAAGAGAGTGCAAGTTTCCGAACATGGAAATCCATGCTATTATAATGCTATAATCATTCCAATAGCATTATAAGTATTACGTTCATAGTATATACTATAATAATCGTATATACATGATGAGGTGTAAATATATGGAGAACAAAGGAACTAGAAAAGTCGGAACTCCACGCACAAAGATTACCCTCAAGTTTGGGAATATCCCACTTGAAGGCAGGCTTTTGCGTATGGCATCCGAAAATCTCAGCGGACTGAAACAATTCAGCTCTGCAGGGAACCCAATCGGGTACAAAAAAATAGATAAAATAACTGGAGATGAAGTCTCATCTGACCAAATCCTCAAAGGAAAGAAAATCGGTGACACCGTCGTAACTTTCACAGAGGAAGAACTCAATGGGGCTTATGCGAGCAGGCAGGCCGAAGTCTCAACTGTCAGAGTTGAAGACTTAGAAGACATTCCCGCCAGCTATGTAAAGAGCCTATACAACTTCCTTCCGCAGAATGCAACTTTCTGGGGATTGATAGGAGGAAGGCTACTTGATAGCAAAAAACAGCTCCGTTTTGTCTATGTGGAAGGACGTCAGGAACGCACAGCAATCCTCAAGGTTGAAGGAAACCAAGGGATGATGTATGTTCTCTACTTCCCAAGCGAAGTTGCAATGGCACCAGACCAGGGCGCTCCAGTGTGCAAGCCAGAACTACAACAAAGCATGGATGCTCTGCTGACCGGTCTATCTGCAACAAACCTTCCTGAAGTTGGGGAGAAACGCAACGTAGTAATCGACCAGCTAGTAGAAGCCAAGCTGACAGGACAACCAATCCCAACCAAACCCGTAATCAAGGCAACTGTTACGAAAGACAAATCCGTGGAGGACTTACTCAAAGAGAGTATTGCCATGGTAAATGCGAAGTGAGGTGAATATGTGTTACATCCATTAGAAGTCGAAGCTCTGAAAGATATTGCGAAAGCAGCAGGGGCGGATGAAAAGAAAGTCGAGACGGTGATAATAGATCAGCGTCTCACCTTCGACCAAAACAAACGTGTGTTAAAGGATTGGCTCAAAGGAGAGGGCAAAGCTGTAGATATGCGTTCTGAAATGGTTGCGGACAAAGAACTTTCAACCCGTATGATTGATGCTCTGCAGGAAGACATAGAAAAGAAGGAAACTGCAAAGTATCAAGCAATCGCGGGAAGGAAAGACTCAATAAATCAGAAAATAGAGGTTATGCGTGAGGATATAATCAAAGAAATCTCAGCGTATAATCCCTACATGGAGAACGTCACGTACTCTACTCTCTTTGCTTGCATGAATGGTAAGCAGGGAAAGCAGAAGACGAACGTCATAAACATGGGAAAGCAAGGCATAGGAAAATCTCGAGGAACATCAGACCTTCTGAAGAAACTCGATATTATCGATGCTGTAATTATCCGTGGATTTATGACTCCAAAGAAACTCTATGAAACTTTGAAGCAAAACTTTTGTTCAATAGTTTGCTTCGACGAGGCGGAGAATATCATGAACGATGAGATGTCCATGTTTATCCTGCGTCCTGCATTGTATGGAGGAAAGGTTAGTTGGCTAACGATGAAGGGAGATACAATCGACGCCTTTGATTTCAAAGGAACTATCATCGCGAATATGAATCACTTCGGAGTTACAGATGCCGCTGCGGCACCACTATTCGATAGGACTCTATTCAACGGAACAAACCTCGACAACAAGCATGTTGTAGAGAAAATAAAATCTGCACAAACGTATCGTATGAATGAGGATGTCTGGGCAATAATCAAAGACAAAATAACTCTCATCAGAACTGATGGAGTTGAAGAATTAACCCCAGATGAATCGCAGTATGTGATGGATTTCATAATAAACATAGCGAACAATGCGACAGTGTTTAACAAATCACTATCAGCAAGAGCCAGGACAAGAGCAATCCTAGTCGCAAGATGTATGAAATCCTTATTCCTGAGATTCGACGACAAGGTAAAGGAAGTCTATGAGAAGATAGCCAAGCCGTATATCGCAACAGACGACGCGGACGATATCTGTGTAAGAATTCTCACACAGAAGCCAGACCTAACTCGAAAGCAACTCACAGAGATTATTGCATTGCAGAAGCAAATCAGTGAGAGACAGGCGTGCAGGATGGTAAGTGCAGCATTGGATCGTGGAATACTCGTAGCCATAAACCGAGTGAAAATTCAAGTGAACAAGGGAGGCGCATCAGTATGAAAGTAAGAAAGGGAAACAACAATCCGATACATCCTTCCCTGGTGGTCGGTTTGTCCAAGGAGATAAGAGAAGATTTGGCAATAAAACTCGGAGATTCAGTATTATGGGTCAGAGTGGGGCCAAAGAAGTGGGAGTTACAAAAACTGTAGGTGGTAAAATGAAAACAGAAAAATGTATGCTTGCTAAAGCAGGCGATGAAACAAAAATAGACGAGATGATAGCATCTGGAAATTATCGGTTTGATACTGAGAGTGCCCATTCCGAAGCAGACAAAATTCTATTAGAATTTGTTCCTGATAGACTAGCAAGGGAGTATAAAAAAATAGATAAGTGGTACGCATGAGAATCGCATTCGATATCAACGACAGAACGATAGAATATCTCTATCATCTTCTTCTTGCTTTTATTTTAGGCGTGTCTTGTGGCATGGGGATATTCGGACTAATCCAACTCTTCATACGTTTTGGATAAAATTAAAAATATTGCAGTCATGATGGATTCATGGCAAAAAATATGCTGAGTGTAAAGATATCAAAAATAAAAACATTCGTGCAGAAACAACTCCTTATTAATTGGTCAATGAATCCTTTTGATTTATGCAATTTCGACATGGAGAGAATTATTCTCAGTTGCAGGAACAAGACAATATCAAAAGCTATCAACGATTTCAGAGAGAAAAACAAACCACCTCCCGAACCCATCCAATAGTGTTTTAAACATTCCCTACGGATTACCTACGGACATCCGAAGGTGATTAATTGAAATTTAAAACAAGCGTGATAGAAAATAATGGAACTACTTATATGAGAATTCCCCCAGCCCTAAAGGCACATCTGGGCATCAAAGTTGGAGATGACACAGTTGTAATTGAAGACAAGAAAAAGAAGCATGGAAAATATGGAGTCTTTTGGGGAGTTGATTCAGATGGCAAAGAAAAAAAACGAGATTAAAAAGTTAAATATAACTTCGTCAAACGTCCGCGCATCTGAACTTGTTGCGTGTGAGAGGGCACTACTTGGAGTATTCGATACCTACAAAGTTACTACTGCGGAGGGTGTTTTTATAATCGAGAGAATAAAATTCTCTGCACTCCATAGAGATGAACATCAACAACAACATATACAAAAGAAACAGAAACAGGACACATCAATGTCAATGTACCGGTGAGACTATGGCACAAAATGTACGAGGCGTGAATAATAGATTTCCAGACTTCCCTGAGATTACTAATAGGGAACGTCTAGAAGGAAAAATAAAAGTACATCAATTCACAAGTGATGAGATTTGTACTCTTGCAGAAGAACTGTTACAGAAGAATAAAAAAGCTGAGCCACGGCATATCAAACCTTTTCTTAGAAACAAAAATTTTATCATAGAAGAAATGGATCAGGTTTATACAACGATTGGAGAGATTTTATCAAAACAGAATAAAGGGACATCTCGTCCTGAGAAAAAATTCAACCAGAATTATATCACAGAACTTCTTCGGAGTTGCTTAATCAAAGATGGAGTAAAGAACGCAGTTCTACTGAACACTTGGGAAGAAAAGGTTGGAAAAATACCCAACGATGAACTCTTATCTGAAGTAAGATCGTTCAGCGCAACCATAGATGTATCTCCTCTTGAAAACTATATTGAAGCTACGAAAATTAAAACTCTTGAGTCTGGAGTATCTGTAAAATACGAAGTTGGAAGCGAGATAAAAACAGCATTCCTCCCTCCTCTACAAGAACTACGCGACCAGGGAAAGACATTCGTTTCGATAGCTACCGACCTGAATCTATCTTATGAACAGATAAAAAATGCACTCAGAACTATCCTCCCTATTCACTTCAATCAAAACACAAACGCTTTCCCTTCCGAACTCCTTCTGCCATTCATCATATCAAAAGAACAATGTCTTAGTGGACAAGTTATCAGCAACCTAGACGGAGCTAAGAAATCAGTAACTCTCATCACAGTATATACTCTCGGAGGGAAATTTATCTACCAGTATTTTGGAGAAACAAAACCAACTGAATGTAAGAAACTCGCTGCGTTTGTAAGATACAACTCTCTTTTTTATGTCTATAAATTTCAGTCAGATACGACTGAGGAAATAATCCTATTATCTCCCGAAGAATTAGATTTAAGCGGATGTAAAATATATGGAATGGAAGCAAACTGCTACGACTACATGAAGATAGGAAACATGGCGAGGATAAATACAACTCAGAAAGTATTCTTCGTTCATTCTCAGAAACCTTCAGTCGATACAATCGGCAAGGAAAAATTCTGGGAAATTGCAAAAGACTACAACAAAGAACATCTGCATAAATGCCTATTCGGTATGTATCCTCATCCTGATTGGTTCTCGAGGTTCATGATAAGTTGGGCATTCTCTGGGAAACTTTCAGAGATGCCTACACATCTGTCTTTAATGTCTCCTCCGGCTCTTGGCAAAACAAAGATGCTTGAGACTATGGGCACTGCGTTCAAGCAACCTCTCAATGATGGAGGAACTATCAAGGGTCTTGTACCTTCGTTTGCAAATGGAATCCCGAAAGAAGGATATCTAATTAAATGCAGGCGATTCGGATTTGTGGATGAGTTCATCCATATCATCCAGTCTTCTTCAAGAAACGGTAGTGATTTTGACGGAGGAAGCTATCAACTCCTCAAAGTTCTTGAACATTCTGAGGGAGAACATTCCTCTGCGTTTGGGATAATCAAAGCCAAACCAAAGATGTGGACGTGCTTCTGTTCAAACATCAGACCTTACGAGCATATCAAAAATCTAGTAGATTTGCATGAAAAACTAAACGTGGCATTCATGTCTCGTATTCTCTGGTATGTTTACAATGAGGAACATATCAAATTTATCAACGACCACAAAAGCAGTGTAATGAAGTTCAAGAAGGAAGAATCATTCCCAAAACATGATCCACACTTTGTAAGTATGGTAGACTATATGCACACCTTCACAATAGACATCCCTATTAAAGTCGCGCAAGACATTCAAGACAAGTATAGAGGAGTTGTCCCTGCAAGTCTTGAACTAGATATATACGACTCTCGTATGATAATGCACATCTACAGAATGATAGATGGCTATGCTAAATACAAATCAGTCGTAGAAAATCGAGGGAAGTTCATCTGTACTGATGATGACGTAAAAGAATGTGATGAAATCCTTGGGCGGATAATAAAATCGTGGTCAGAAAACTTAAATGAGAATCAGATGTCTCCAAGTATGCGAATTTCGTACCTAGGCACCATACAACGAGAGATTTTTGAATTCGTGAAGACAACCCAAGCTTCAACAGTTGGAGGCGGTGTGGACGAAGTAATGCTTGCTAATCTCAAGGGAATTACTGCAGTAGATATTGCAGACGAACTCGTCAAGAAGAAGATATTCAAGACGGCGATTGCGATTGGCCCAGGAGCATGCAAGATTTACTTCACTCACGACTTTAGTATATAGTAGGGTATTATAAAGTATAACTCTATTATATACAACGGTGATTATATGACACTAAAACAGAACCTTATGGAACGCAGTGTTGAAATCAAATTCCTAGTAGAAAAGGAACTCAGGGTACTTGAGGTGCCCTGTTCAGTATCAGACATGGTCAAACGGGTCAGTGCAAGCAGGATGCCAGTAGAGAAACATCTTGAAACATTGCTCGCTTCCCCAGATTTTGCAGATATAAGCATGGTCCGGGTTGGTGGAGTTGATGTGATATATCGAAAGGCAAGTGCGCCACCCCCGCAAAGACAAGAAAAAGGAGTTGAAGAAATTGGTAGAACAAAATCAGAAGAGCCTGAACGTATCTTGGGATGAAGTGGAGAAGTCGGACAAGTTGAACAGTAAATTCTTTCAAGTTGAAAGCAATATGAAATACAAGCTGACCTTCTCGGCAGAATCAATGGAAGACAAAGACAGCCCGGATCAGAAGTGTATTACTGGGAGAATGGTAAAGAAAGCTGTGCCAGTTTGGGAGAATGGAAAGAAGACAGAAAAAACTGTGGAGAAATATGTGCTGCAGTTTGTTGTGAATTCTTGGGATGGAGAACCTTGTCTGAAGATTTGGAACTGCAAGAATGCTAAGTTGAGAAATCTCTTTAGAACCTATGCGGAAAACAAATTACTAACCAGTAAAGTTTTCGTCGTGGAAATAAAGGGAGAACTCTTGAGAGGAAACTATTCTGTAGTTGCTCTCGATACTGAAAAGAAGTGACAGGAAGAAGAAGGTTGGGGGGGAGAGGCTTTTGTCCTCTGACCCTTTTTTATGGTGATAAATTATGAAAATACTAATACAAGGATTTCAAGATGCAGATGATGTGACACTCACAGAAGCAATAAAACTATTGCAGTCTAACAGAGGAGGTAAATCATGAAATTTGAAGTACAATCAGAAGAAAAAATAGAACGTGGTGTCTGAATGAGCACAACATCAAAAGGAAGGGACTTCGAGAACTTCGTGGAGAAGAAACTGATTGAAGCAGGCTACTTTATTCAGCAGAAAGCTATCCTATCTACGAAGATTTTGAGGATAAAAGGAAAGATGATCTACATCAGAAAGAATGTAGATATCTTTAACGTTTGGGACATTTGCGCCACTCGCGCCAACATTGACGGAACTCTTTCTTGGATTTATGTTCAGTGTAAATGCAACAAATCAGATACTTACGGGAAAAAAGGAGAGAAGTATCGCGATTGGGCAAAGAGGTACTGTCTTATGGGGATGAATTGCTTCTTTGCTATTAAAACAAAGGATGGAAGACGAACAGCTATGGAGCTAATCCGCCTACCGTAGTTTATCTTTTCTTTTTCTTTGCACCTACACCTTCCCAAACTTTATCTGGGTTAAGTTTTGAAACACCAAGATTCAATGCTGTCAAGGCTACAATAATTGTTCCTTTGACTGCAATATCTGAACCTTCTAGGTATTCAATCGATGCTGCTGCAATAAGTGGGGTAAATACAACTACTGCATGTTTGAAAAGCCACAGTTGCGCTTTGTGTTTACTAAAATATTCTTCAACCGGATTCATATTATCTCCTCCTTGTTTTCTCACGATGATATCGTAAGTCTTACTATCGTATTTGCGTCCTTCATGAACTGGTATGTTGTGTTTCCGCTAATTGTATTCACTTCCTTGAACAGAACTGACTTGATTACATTTCTCTTTGTTTCAATAGGAATCTTTACAAATGGGAGTAAAACAACTGACCTTGTAATGTAATTAGTTCGTGCATCATATTCTCTAGCATGCAAGAGCATCTGATCCTCATCAGGACAGATTATCTGTGTAGCAGAACCGAAAGATAGCATGAACTTCCCAACTTCAAAGTTCAGACGTTCCATCTCAACTTCAAAATCATAAGCCCTTTCTCTTGCGAGAAGAAGATTTCTTAGTTGCGGTTTCTGTTGTGGATTTTGTTTTTTTGTTTTTCTTGCCATGTGAATCCCTCCAGTATTTTATGATAGCATTTCTTTTTCTCTCTGAATTGTCAATCTTTTTATTCCTAATATCTCCCGCAGGTGCAGGCATTCTTACTCCGTTGAATGTTGAATAATTAAGAGTCCTTACAACTCCAAAATATTTCCAGTTCTGCAGGCCGCCTTCACACCAATAGTTACTTCCCTTCAATTTCTTCGGGGAAGTCGGAAGAAAATCTAATGTAGTTTCATAAATGTACCAGCCTTTTCCCTGTCCTTCACTTGCAGTTCCTACTAAATCTTCAACGTCCATCCAAACAATAGGATATGAATGATAACCGAAACTTGTATTCCCTATTGTGTTGAAAACTTTATCAGCAGGAATCCCACACATTCTACAAGCATCAAGGAATAGAATAGTTCCATCTTCGCAGTTATGTACTATTATATCTGATTCTGGAAGGTATATCCCATTATTTTCAGTTTCTATATCGTAGCAGATTACACTTCTACCCTCCTCTATTTTTTCTACTGTAATCGGATATATACTATTACGAGTTGTTAAACCTTTTTTTAACTTTAATTTGTTTATGGAAAGCAATTCATCCCCAACTTTTAATTCACTTGCAAGTATCTCTCGTATATCTCCGAGAGGAGTCACTACAAAAACTTTATGATTCGAGGTACATTCTAAAACGGATTTATTTGACAGAGAAAATCTTTTTGTTGATAGAGTTCCTTTATTCCAAACGTTCAGGATTTTTGTAGGCTCTCCATTCAAACCAATTATTTCCATGCCACATTTTGAATCTTTAATCTCAAATAAATTTCCATCCGAAGTTGTCAAAAATGTATCCTCTGGCAAACAATCTCCAAATTTTCTGAGGATAGTAATAGGATGATACTGCCAATTATCTACTGCATCGTACTTGTATTCTATTGCTTTGATTACATAATTCCAAATCTTTGAAAGCTTCTCATATTTGGGAAGGCTCTTTATGGAATCAACTCTAAGCTCTCTGTAAAGAAGATCGCTTCTTGAATAGATATCTGGTGGATTTGTAATTCTGATATCCTCTCCTTCTACTTGAACGTTCGGCTGATAGCACAAACCTTTTGATAAAAAAGAAGGATTTGATGTAGGAATTTCTACACCATGCATTGCTAATTCAGTCTTCAGGCTTTCTATACTAGAGTTTCGTTCTGATATGCGGACGTTCAAGACATTGGAGACAATGATTTGTGCATCCAATTTCTTTTGGAGTTCAATCTTGTCCTTTGCAAGTTCGAGTTTTGCCTTATCAACTTGATAAAGTAAATCATCCTGCGCCTTAACTTTGGATAGAAGAAGAGAATTCTCATCTTCCAAGATATCCATACCAGTAAAGGCATTCCAATAATTTCTTATCCAATCCGCAATCATAAACACACCTAAGCCTTTAGAAATCCTTCAACTTCTAAGAGTTGTTTCTTTAGGTCTTCAGCATTCTTTTCAAGTCGAGTAATGTCTTCCTTCAACTTGTCTCTGAATACACCAAGATTCTCCCTGGTTACACTCTCAACTACGTTGCTCTCAACTACTTTGAAAGTTCCGTCTTCATTTTTTGTTATTTGTCTTTCCATAACTTACACCTCAATTTCGGTTTTATCATTGCTCTTCTGAGCGATGAACTCTAATTCTTTGACTCTCTCATCAAGCTTCTTTAAAGCGAGGATGAGATACGGGACGAGATGATGATACTCTACAGCCCAACCAATCTCTTCAGGATTACTCGGCTTCTTTACAACCTGAGGAAGATATTCATCAACTTCCTGAGCTATAAGTCCGGTATATTTTCCAGTCCTTCCAGACTTCCATTCGAAATCTACTATACGCATCTTGTCTAGTATTTTAAATGTATCAACAGAGGAATCCACTATATTCTTTTTCATTCTTCTGTCGGAAGCTGTCGTGTCTATAGTTTCGTCGCCGATGTAAAGAGTTGTCGACCCTGTTCCGTGAGTAGAATCATCTAATAATTGATTAGCTGCAAATAAACCGATATATATACCTAAATTTGTTTGCGCACCTCCTGCTAATACAGCTATATCATTTAATGTGATTGGCATTGCATTTTTTGTTTGAAGAACTAAACCTACACTTGCACTGTTGCCAGTTGCTTGAATAACTGCTTGGGACGATGAACCTCTGTAACAGAGTACATGAGAATCAGCTGCACCGAAGTATCCACCAACTCCCCATATACGAGCCCATCTGTGTGAAGTATTTCCTAACCATTTAGAATCATCAACAGAAGGATAAACATTACCATAAAGATTAATTTCTCCTGAATTAAGAGAACTAATAGCTTTCCAATCAGTTGCTCCAGCTACTGAACGTAAATATATATCTCCGAACCTACCAGAACCTGCATATACATACAACCATCTGTAACTAGAAGTTCCAAGACTATATATAGCATCATTACCAGGATACAAATCTGTGTATGCTACTACTTCGCTAGATACTGCGGATACAAAAGCTTCCCAATGAGAACCTCCAAAAGTTCTGAAATTAATTGCATTTATACTGACACCTCC